TCTTCCGATCTATGAACGTTATATCCCCGAAAATAGGTCAATAAGCCATGAATGAGGCGGTTCAGGTCATAGATAGTCATCAGCAGGTCGAAACAGGCTCAAACAGGCTGGAATCGGTTTTTCAGCCGTCATCAGCCCACATACTTGGCAGCCCAACGCCTAGAATTCACTCACCATTGAATGATTTGCCATCCAGGGGTCAGGAATTGATCGATTTTGCTGACACGATCTTTCCTGATGGCTTTATGCCGTGGCAAAAGTATGTCGCCATTCATGCCCACAAAGTCAAACCCGATGGCAGATGGGCAACCCCACTGAATTGCATCGTCGTAGCCAGGCAGTCAGGAAAAAGTACGCTGATGCTTTCACGTATTTTGATGGGCTTATTCCATTGGGATGAATCGTTGCAGGTGGCATCGGCTCACCGATTGGCTACATCGCTTGAACAATTTCGTGCGCTGGTCAATCTGATCGAATCATCCGACGATCTAGCCAAACGGGTAAAGCGAATTCGATGGTCGCACGGCAGTGAGGAAATCGAAGTCCAGGGATCAACGGGCATCAATCGATTCATTATCAAGGCTGGCGGATCAGCGGCTCGCGGTATCTCCAAACCTGAAACGGTTCACCTGGATGAATTGCGTGAAATGCACGAACTCGAATCGTTTGCCAGTTTGCGTTATACCCTTTTAGCGGCGAAAAATCCGATGGTGATGACCTATTCCAACGCAGGCGACCAACATTCCAAAGTGCTAAATTTGCTACGCGAACGGGGAATCGCCGCAGCGTCGGGTGTGGTTGATGACATCGGATATTTCGAGTGGTCAGGTGCATCCGACGCTTTGACGGACGAAAATTTTGCAATGGCGAATCCTGCATTGGGTCACACGATCCATATTGACAATATTCGCAGCGTTTTGAAAGACCCACCCGAAGTTGTACAAACAGAGGTACTTTGTAGATGGGTACAAACAATCAGCAGCGTGATAGGTCAAGCCGCGTGGGATGGATGCGCCGATCCTGAGGTTGATCTCGATCCTGAAAAACTTACCTGGCTGGCTTTGGACATTTCACCCGATCGAAAGCATTGTGCGTTGGTCGGTGCGCAAAAACTAGGTGATGAACGGTTTATCCTAAAACTGCTGCACACCTGGGAAAATGAAAGACAACTTGATGATCGAGCAATCGCAAACGATGCCGCATTTTATTGCCGAAAGTATCCAATCGAACATTTGCTATACAGCCGCAAAACTAGCGGTGCGGTGGCGGCTCGCTTACAGCCAGCAGGAATCCCGATCTATGACATGGACGCGTCCTATCCACAATCGTGTGACGAATTGCTTGGTGCTATCAACAGCGGCAGGTTACGTCATACGAATCAACCTGAATTGACTGCCCAAATGCTTTCAGCGGTTCAATTACGTCGCGGCGATGGTGGGTGGGTTATTGGACGACGTGCCAGTCAAACTGCGGTGTGCGCAGCGGTGGCGAGTGCGCTCGCAACACACTTCGCGACACGCCCAGAGACGGAAACCGACATCATGGTCGGATAGTGGTATTGCACTGAGAAAATTCAGGCATGGGAATTCGTGACATATTTGCAACACGTGAGGTGCAAACGGTGGCAACGCCGCAATCACCTGACGTATCTGCGCAACTTGGTCCAGTGACATCGCTTGATTCACTCACACCATTTTTCGGCGGTGCAAATACCGCAACGCGTGAGGAATTTATGTCGATCCCGACTGCGGCACGTGCAAGAAACATCATTTGCTCATCAATCGCATCCATCGGACTTGAAGTCATTGACCGATCAACTGGAATGGACATCGAGGAAGCAATCCCCCGTGTTATCCGTACACCTGATCCACGTGTACCAGGATCAGCCACATACGTGTGGACATTAGAGGACATTTTGCTTTATGGGTACGGATATTGGCAAATTACAGAATTATTTGCAGACACATTCCGTGTGCGCAGTGTGCAACGCGTTTCACCGACTCGCGTGACAATTCAAACGAATTCACTTGCAACCGAAATTGAATATTACATGGTCGATGGATCACCCGTGCCAAATTCAGGCGTGGGATCATTGGTTGTATTTAACGGAAACGATGAAGGCGTTTTGAATAGAGCAGGTCGAACAATCCGCACGGGTGCGGAACTTGAACGTGCCGCTGCGATGTACGCACGTGAGCCAATTCCATCAATGGTGTTGAAATCCAACGGCACGGCTTTACCTGCTGACAGAATTGCAAAACTTTTGGATTCATGGTCAACAGCCCGACGCAATCGTGGCACTGCGTTTCTAAATGCTGACGTAACTTTGGAAACAGTCGGATTCGACCCTGAAAAATTACAACTGGCGGCTGCCCGTTCGTATATCGCCACAGAGGTGGCACGTGCTTGCGGAATCCCTGCATATTACGTCGATGCCGAAACTGGATCATCAATGACGTACAGCAACGCCACTACACAACGCCAAACCTTGCTGGATTTCTCACTTATTCCGCTGATGACAAGCATTACCGAAAGACTTTCAATGCCTGATTTCATTCCATCAACGCAAGAAGTCAAATACGACTTATCTGATTATTTACGCGGCAGCGATCTTGAACGTGCCAATATTTACAAAATCCTAAATTCTATTGTGGACGCCGAAGGCAATCCAGCAATCACAATCGATGAAATCCGACAAGCAGAGGAAATGATCAAATGAAGGTAAATACACCATTCACAATCACGGCGGCTGATTCAGAATCACGGACAATCACAGGTCAAATCGTTGCATTTGACACCGCTGCCAAAGCATCAACAGGCAAAGTACTTTTCAAATCAGGATCAATCAATCCTACAAACGTGAAATTGAATTTGGAACATGATTCAGCACGTCCAATCGGGAAAACATTATCAATGGATTTTGCACCTGATGGAAAATCAATCAATGCGACATTCAAAATTTCAAAAACAACTGCTGGATCAGATGCGATCCAGGAAGCAATGGACGGACTTCGCGATGGATTCAGCGTTGAAGCAAACGCAATCGATTTCGGATACAACGAGGACGGCACAATGGTCGTCGAAAAAGCAGATTTGGTCGGTGTCGCTTTGACGCATAATCCTGCATTTGATTCAGCACGTGTATCAAATGTCGCTGCGACTACCGAACCAAAAGATTCCGAGACATCATCCGATGACGCGGAAGCAACACCCACACCATCAACAGAAGGAGACGTCGTGGAAAACACCGTCACAGAGCCAACTGCCGCCGAGACGGTAGAAGCGGCAGAAGTAGTACAAGCAGCAGCAGCACCAAAGCCAGTCAATTTCATTTCATCACGCAACCCAGTCGTATCACCTGAAACATTTTTGATGCATCAGGTTGCAGCAGCCCGTGGATCAGAAACATCACGTGCTTATATCGCAGCGGCAACAGCATCAACAGACAATCCAGGACTAATCCCAACACGCCAACTGCGTGAAGTAGTCAATGGACTTGCTGACAATGTAAGAGCCTCAATCGATAGCATCAGCCAGGGAACACTCCCAGGCGCAGGGCTAGTTTTTCAGATTCCTAAAATCACCGTACTGCCAAATGTTTCACAGATAGATGAACTCGATCCAGTGACTCCAACAGTTATGGAATCAGAATTCATCAACGTGGATGTCAAATCGTTCAAGGGCAGCCAGGTTATGTCCGTGGAATTAGCAGATCGCAGCGATCCACTATTTTTCACCGAATTGATTTCAAATCTCACTGCGCAATATGCACGTGCGACCAATGAATATAACTCAGCGCAAATCATTGCAAATTCAGCAACAGCATCAACAGGATATGGATCAGACATCACAGCAGAGGAATTGCTTGCGTGGGTTTCAACTGCGTCAGTTTACGTTTATGAGCAAACACATAAATTTGCTGATGCCATCGTCGTCTCACCTGCAATGTGGGGTCGCATAATGTCATTCAACGTCGATGGCAGACCAATTTACAATGCGCTGCAACCTCAAAATGCGGCAGGAAATGCTCAGCCACGTTCACTCCGTGGATCAGTCAATGGACTTGATCTTTGGGTTGATACTGCGCTATCAGGTACAGGTGACAATTCAATGTACGTCATCAACCGCGATTCATACACATGGTATGAGAGTCCTCGCCTGGAATTGAGAACGAACATAATTTCCGATGGAAGCATTGGAATTTTGATGTACGGTTATGGTTCAACAGCCACGAAAATTGGTTACGGCGCATACCGTTTTTCTGACTAATAAAAACTAATCATCGGCTAGGTCACTCCCGAACTAGCCGAGCAGACGAGAGGATTGGAAATGCCAAACATTGTCACCGCAGATGAATTGCGTCAGGTGCTTGGTGTTTCCGAATCCCTTTTTTCTGACGAATATCTTGATTCAATTATTGATTCGGCTGAGATCACAATCCTACCGATGCTCACTCAGTATCAAAGCGCAGTAGTTTCAACACGCATCGCCGATGACGTTTTATACATCGACACATTGCGTCCAAATTATTTCGTCCAGGGGCAACAGGTCGTCCTCGCTGGAATAGGTAACGGACTCGATGGACCATATACAGTCAGTGATCATTCCGTCAGACCCTTTCAGGTCACTGCAACCGTAGATGAAGCCGATCGAATTTTGACACCCGTTATTCCAGCGGGAACGATTACATTAGACGGCGGTTCAGCAGCCGAAATATATGCAAACGTTCCAGCAATAAACAAAGCGATTCTGATTGTTTCAGTGGAGATTTTTCAAAGCATTACTGCGCCAGGTGGACAAATTGAAGGTGTGGATTTTGCACCGACTCCATATCGAATGGGTCGATCATTGCAGAATCGTGTCATCGGATTGATCTCAGCGTTTTACGATGTGGATTCAATATGCCAATGACCACACTGCTCGATGTACGGAATGACTTAGCGACTGCACTTGCTGGCGTTGCTGCATCCGTTTATCCCGTAGCACCCGAAGCGGTCATCCCACCTGCGTGTGTAATCATTCCCGATTCACCCTGGCTTGAAAACGTATTGATCAACGGTACGGTCACAAAAGTCAAAGTCAATTTTGTTGTCACCGCAGCGGTGGCAAATAACAGCAATTCAGGTGCTTTGGATCAACTTGAAGCATTAATCATCAGCATTTTGGGGGCTATGCCCTCAGGGTACGTCGTCGGTGACGTTCAAAGACCGTCAATAGTTTCAGTCGGTGCATCGAATCTGCTAGTCGCTGATCTCAGTGTTTCGACTTATTTCACACAGGAAAACAACTAAGGAGACAAAATGGCAACAACTATCATCACGGGTAGAGACATCACATTCACCATCGATGGTGATAATTTTGATGCCCAGGCTACATCCGCAACACTTACCATTGATTCAACGATCAATACATATCAGACGCTTGATGGCAAGGCTTATTACACCACTGATACACAAGGAACTTTTGCAGTAGAAATGCTGCAAGACTTTGGTGCGGTTGCATCATTGTGCGAAGCACTTTGGAACGCTGCATCAGCATCGCCAAATACGGCATTGCCAGTCCTATTTACCGTTGCAGGTGTGGCATACGCGTTCAGCGTTCAGCCAATATTCCCTGCACTTGGTGGTACTGCGCCTGATGCTTTGACTGCATCACTTTCATTCACTTGCGTGACCACGCCAGTACTAGACTAAAAAAGGGAGATCGGGAGTATGAAAACAGCAATCACAATCGAATATCAGTCGGGGGATGTAGCCACCTACGTGGCTGCACCACCTGAATGGTGCAAATGGGAAAACAAAACAGGCAAAACAATTCAACAGGCAAATGAAATTGGTATCAGCGATCTGCTATTCCTGGCATATAACGCCATGAAACGTGAATCTGCTGGCAAACCAGTCAAGCCGTATGAAGTGTGGACTGAAACAGTCTCAGACGTAACATTGGGAGACTTAAACCCAAAAGCCATCAGCGAGGCAGTCTCAGCCGACTAATTGTCGAACTGGCGATTGCCACGCATATTCCGATCAGTGAATGGACATCCGCAGAGGATATTTTGACCGCAATCGAGATTTTGGAGAAACGCAATGGCTGAGGATGCGATCGCTTATGACAAGGCTGATTTACGCAAAATCATCAGTGCTTTCAAAGGGATGGACGAACAATCAATCCAGGAAGCAAAAGGCGTTTCAAATGCTTTGGCTGATTATTTACAGGGCAAGATCAAATCAAAGGCTGGAACGCTGCAATCGGACAAAGTAGCAGGTCGAATTGCTGACGGATCAAAAGTCAGCAAATCAAGCAAAGTCGGTGAAATTTCATTCGGTTACGTTGCGCAAAAGTATTCGGGTGGTGCAACTACCCGTGATCTTTGGGGTGGATCGGAATTCGGATCAAATAGATTCAAACAGTTTCCAGTGTGGTCGGGTCGAAAAGGTCGCGGATCACGTGGATGGTTTATCTATCCAACATTGCGAGCCGAACAGCCATATATCATAAATGAATGGGAAAATGCTTTCAGTAGAATTGCGAAGGAGTGGTGATGGCTGGCACTGGATCAAGAACGCTGAAACTTGCGATATTAGGTGACATCGACAACCTGAAAAAAAGCCTGGATCAAGGTACGCAAGAAGTTTCATCATTCGGTGACAAAATCACCAAATTTGGCAAGATAGCATCAGCGGCTTTCATTGCCGCTGGCGTCGCCGCAGCCGCCTACGCTGGCAAACTGCTGGTCGATGGCGTGAAGTCAGCGATCGAGGATGAAGCGGCTCAGGCAAAACTCGCGACAACCCTGCGAAATGTCACGGGTGCGACGGATGCTCAAATTGCTGCAACTGAAGGCTATATCCAAAAACAACAATTATTGTATGGATTAACTGATCAAGATTTGCGTCCTAGTTTTGAAAGATTGACGCGAGCCACTGGCGATCTTGAAACAGCACAAAAGGCTCAGTCATTGGCGATTGATATTGCCGCAGGATCAGGCAAATCACTTGAAGCCGTTTCAAATGCTTTGGGAAAAGCCTATGAAGGAAATACGGGTGCGCTTGCAAAACTAGGCGTTGGACTTTCAGCGACTCAACTTAAAACAATGGATATGGATACGCTGACCAAAACATTGGCTGACACATTTGGCGGTCAAGCATCAATCCAGGCAGATACATTCGCTGGCAAGATGGCACGGTTAAAGCAAGGCATCGATGAAGGCAAGGAAACCGTCGGGGCTTATGTACTCGATGCATTGCAACCGATGGTCACGCTTATTGTCGAGCAGGTAATACCAGCAGCAATCGCATTTGGCGAAACAGTAGGAACAAAACTTCAGCCGTATATTGACAATATCATTTTCGTATTTCAGGAATATCTGATCCCACTATTTCAAGCGTGGTGGTCATTCATTTCGGATATTCTCATCCCTGGCATCATCGATACATTTCAGCCAATTCTTGCAGGATTGCAAAAGGCTTTCGAATACATTGCTGATGCGGTTCAAAAGAACAGCGACAAACTTGCACCATTTTTCACGTTGATCAAAAACATTGCATCATTCATTTTGAACACCCTTGCACCAATAATCGGTGATGTATTAGGCGCAGCACTGACGGTCATTGGTAAAGCCATTTCCGTTGTCATCGGACTATTTGCAAACCTGGTCAATATCATCAATTCAGCGGTAGGGGCAATTCGATCGCTGATCTCAATCGTTGCGTCAAATCCATTGGTCAAAGGCATTGGGAATGTAATCGACAACGTATTTGGCGGCGGTCGAGCCGCTGGCGGTTCAGTTATGGCTGGCACGTCCTACCTGGTCGGTGAAAAAGGTCCTGAAATTTTTACACCATCAGGCAATGGATTAATCACCCCAAACAATAAATTGAGCAGCAATACCGTCATCAATTTGAACGTCACTGGCGCAATCGATCCTGAGGGTACAGCCCGATCAATCATCAACGTGCTAAACAATTCATATTATCGAGGCACAAACGGCGCAGCCGCATTGGTATTCTGATGACGCTTTGGAATCCGATTTGGCAACTCACCATCAATGGCGTTTCGTATGAAAACTACGTACTAGCAAATTTGACGGCAACCAGTGGTCGATCCAATATTTATGAACAGGCTCAGGCAGGATATTGCAATCTCCAAATATACAACGTGACGCAATCTGAAGTTTCAATCACCATCAACGATTCAGTCGGAATTTCAATCAAAGATTCGACGGGTACTTTTGTGCCAATTTGGGGTGGCTCAGTCACCGACGTTTCCATCGAAGTGACGACAGGTGGATCAATAGCAATCAATCAGGTCATATCGATTGTGGCTTTGGGTGCGCTTTCACGATTACCAAAAGCAAATTGGCTGACAAATTTGGCACGTCACAATGATGGAACTCAAATTCTTGAAGTATTGACGGATTTGCTGATCAATAACTGGTCGGAAGTCCCGTCGGCTTTAACGTGGGATAATTACACTCCAGCGACAGAAACGTGGGCAAATGCTCAAAATGTCGGATTGGGTGAAATTGACACACCTGGCAATTATGATTTATCGGCTAGATCAGCCGATCCAATCGATGTGTATTCATTGGTTTCAGCACTTGCCACATCAGGGCTTGGTTATATTTATGAGGATGCGTACGGTCGAATTTCGTATGCCGATTCCACACATCGAACGCAATATCTTGCAACAAATGGGTATGTGGACGTTTCAGCGGCTCAGGCACTTGCGCAAGGCATCAAAATTCAAACCCGATCAGGGGACGTACGCAATGACATAACTATTAAATACGGTGCAAATTCAAGCAATGAAACATCGGATGAGGATTTGGCATCAGTGGCAGTATTTGGTCGCTTAGGTCAAATCATCACGACAACACTGCACGATCACGCGGATGCAGTTAGCCAGGCAGCGTTTTACCTAACACTCAGGGCATTTCCTCAGGCAATGATGCAGTCGATCACCTTTGAATTAACCAATCCCGAATTAGACGATGCCGATCGAGATTCGATGATCAATATATTTATGGGGATGCCGTTGCGAATCAGCCAATTACCACTGAATATGACTTCGGGTGAATATGCAGGATTCGTCGAAGGATGGCAATTTCAGGCAGGGTACAACACGCTTTCAGTGACGGCTTTATTGTCGCCGCTGGCTTATTCGATACAGGCTTTGAAATGGCAAGAAGTCAGCGTGTCGGAACACTGGAACACCATCACAAACACACTCACATGGGAAAATGCCTACGTCGTAGCATAAGGAGAAAAAATGAGCAATCCAACCACGCCATTCAACTGGCAAATGCCTACAAATACGGATTTGGTGACTGATCTGCCAGCCGATTTTGAAGTCTTTGGTCAGGCGGTCGCAACATCGATGGCTGATCTATTAGGTGGCACAACAGGTCAAATTCTTTCAAAGGCTACAAATACCGATATGGATTTTACCTGGATCACAAATGACATCGGTGACATAACAGCAGTCACGGCATCATCACCGCTGACAGGTGGCGGCACATCAGGTGCAATCACAGTTGGAATTCAATCAGCATCGACCAGCCAATCAGGTGCGGTTCAACTTACTGATTCAACATCATCAACATCGACGACAACTGCTGCAACACCAAACAGTGTGAAAACTGCCTATGATCTAGCAGCAGCAGCGATGCCAAAACTGCTGACATTCAATGCACAAACTGGTACGACATATACATTGGTTTCAGGCGATGCGCTTGGATTTGTTACTTGTAACAATGCAGGTGCAGTGACAGTCACAGTGCCACCATCAGTATTTTCAGCAGGTCAGCAAATCAACGTCCAGCAAATTGGTGTTGGTCAGGTGACATTTGCGCAAGGTGCTGGCGTAACAATTACATCAACAGGTGCAACATCAACAGCACCAAAAATCGCAGCACGTTATGGCGCAGCGACCGTGATTTGCACGGCTGCAAATACTTTCACCATTATTGGTGGGCTTTCATAAAATGCCAATCTTGGGAATTATTGCGTCCAGTGGTAAAACTGGAATCACGGCAACAGGTGGCAATCAAATCGTCACCACTGGCGGATTCAAATATCATGTATTTACTGGATCAGGTACATTCACCATATCGGCTGGAACTGGCGATATTTCAGTCATGTCATGTGGTGGCGGTGCTGGCGGCGGTTGGGGAAATGCTGGCGGTGGCGGTGGTGGTGAATTAGATTTATTCACAACCGTTTCGGCTTCACCAAATGCTTACACGGTAACAGTCGGAAATTTCGGTGCAGGTACAACAGGATCAGGCGCAGGGCTTAATCGCGGCGGTGCTGGCGGTACTTCATCATTTGCATTGGGTGGCACGACTTATCTTTCATCACTTGGCGGTGGCGGTGGTGGTACAGGTGACGGTGCATCAGGTCAAACCGCTGGCGGCAATGGCGGATCAGGCGGTGGCGGAAACTTTTCATCGGCAGGTGGTACGGCATCGGGTAGTAATACCAACGCTGGCGGTACAGGTGCGAATTCACATCCTAAGTACTCAGGTGGCGGCGGTGGCGGCGCAACTGCCGTTGGTGCAAATGCATCAGCATCGGTGGGTGGAAATGGTGGTCAGGGCTACACGCTGACATCGATTGATTCAAATTTAACTTCAGCAAATTTTTCAACACTTTCAGGAATGACGGTTATTGCATCAGGCGGTGGTGGTGGCACTTCAGATATTAATGGTGGCGGCACAAATACTCGCGGCGTTGGTGGAACTGGCGCAGGATCAGGCGCAGTGAACAATGGGGGATCAAACGTTTTCACTTCATCGGCAGCAGTATCCTACGGATCAGGCGGTGGTGGCGGCGGCTGGAATGGCGGCGGAAACGGTAACGGCGCAGACGGTAAAGCAGGTCTGATCATAGTGAGGTATCCAGCATGAAAAATCTTGCAAAACTCAATGAACAAAACATTGTCGTCAATATCATTTTGGCAAATGATGATTTTGATTCTGAAGGATTTGTCGAATATACAACTGAAAATCCAGCAATCATCGATGGTGATTACTATCTTGGATTTTTCTATTCACCGCAACCGTACCCATCATGGACTCGATCATACGGATCATGGGTATCGCCTAAGCCATATCCAACTGATGGTGATTCCTACGAATGGGATGAAACAGATCAAGATTGGAAAAAAACTCACCTGGCGGTCAGTGAATGAAATCGGCTAATGGGTGGACTGCATCAAAAATCAGGGCTGAAATCGATATTGATTTATTTCCAATTCCAGGCACAAAAATAAAATTGACTTGCAATAAAGCCGTATCACCATTGCTGGTCGGATTAGCAGCCGAATTCCACAAATTGATCGAGCCAATCGATGAAGGATCATTGGACGATTGGGGCTATTGCTACCGTGAAATTCGTGGATCATCAACAAATCTCAGCAATCATTCAAGCGGTACAGCCATTGACCTAAATGCCACGAAACACCCTTTGGGCAAGGTTGGAACATTCCCAAATGAAAAAGTACCGATGATCCGTGCGCTGGCAAAAAAATATGGTTGTATTTGGGGTGGCGATTTTCGATCCCGTAAGGATGAAATGCACTTTGAAATCGCTTTGACGCCAGCGAAAGCCGCTGCGTTGATAGAGAAATTGGGGCAATCAAAATGAATCAATGGAAAGCACTTGGCGCATCATGGTTGCGTTCGTTTATAGCGGCTGGATTAGCCGTGTTCATGGCTGGCGTTACCGATCCAAAAGCCATTTTGATGGCAGGTGCATCAGCCGTTGTGCCAGTAGTTTTGCGGTATTTGAATCCTAAGGATTCGGATTTTGGCGTCAATGCCAAATGACCGAAGCAATCACAGCGATCGGCTTGATCGCCGCTGCCACCATTTCTGCCATTGCTGCATTATTTGCGGCTAAGGCTGAAAAGAATTCAAGACCCGTCAGCAACGGTTTTGCGGATGGCATACGAAGCGACGTGCGTGAGATTCGTACACTGCTAATCGAGCATCTAAAGGATCATCCGAAGCCTTAGACACGCCGAATTCCACGCGGAATCCTTGCAAATGTCAGCCCGATGCGTCACCTTATGCGTAGGGAGAATCCAAACAATCTCCCATCGGGAGTAATAAAATGTACACATTCAATGAAACAGCAATGTGGCTGCTATTCGGCGTATTGGTCGGATTTATGGGCGGCTACTCACTAGGTTACAAAACAGGTCGGGTCGAAGGATTTGTCAGGGGTAAGATCGCTGGACGTAAGGGGATCAAATAAATGTCATTCCTAGACGGCTACGAAACGGTAAATCAGAAAGTCATTCGCCTACACGCAACATTTCCCACAAATCGCATCGAGACATCAATTATCGATTGGAATCCTGAAAAGGGATACATCCTGATTGAGTGCCGCATCTTTCGTCATTATGAGGATGAAAAGCCAGCCGCCATCGATTACGCACATGGCATGGTTGGGGCATACAACATCCAAATGAAACGGTGGTATGTCGAGGATACGGTCAGCAGTGCCATAGGCAGGTGCGCAAGCGTGGTGCTAGGTACAGAGACAAAGCCCTCTCGCGAAAGCATGGAACAGGTCGAAGTTATGCCAAAGGCGTTCATCGAGGATGATCCCTGGTCAAAGCCATTCAGTGAGGATGGATTTACAACAGCATCATCAGCCATTAATGCCATCAAAACTCAACTAGGCGGCGAAATGGTGGCTGAAGCACCGCAATGTAGTCATGGTCATCGCGTGTGGCGTGAAGGCGTGTCATCAAAGACGGGCAAAGAATGGGCAAACTATTCCTGCACCGAGAAGTCAAAGACCAGTCAATGTGCGCCGCTTTGGTACGTCCGTGGGTCTGATATGCAGTGGAAACCGCAGGTCTGATCATGGGTGAAATGGAAATGATCAACCTAAACACTGGCGAAAAAACTACATTTCAAATCGATGGAACAGTCATCAAGGAATCGCAGCCAATAAACATCGATTGGTGTGACAAATGCCAAAGATGGAAACCCCTGGAATTTGGTCGTTATGACGGATCACAGGGATTGACGATGCTTTGGTTTTGTATGGAGTGCAAATGATTCCAGTGAAATTGACGCATGATGAGGAAATGATGTGCGCCAAAGCGGCGTTCGATCGAGCCATTGGTGCTGAAGGATTGACGGACTATTCGGTACAGAAACTCAATCTATTTCAAGACATTGCACGGATGGCAGAATCAATCGGTGCTGAAAATGCAGTCGCGAAATACTTTCAGATCGAGGAATGGCAACCCACGGTCAATACATTCAAGAATCAGGCAGACGTCGGGTGGAATCTTGAAGTCAAGCACACACCCTGGAAGGCTGGATGTCTGATCTTGCGTGATCGAGATCGTGCAGACGACATCGCAGTGTTGGTCACGGGCAATTCACCAAACTTTTACATCATTGGATGGATTCCCATTGGCATGGCACGTCGTCCATCGCGAAAGCGTAGTGACGGTTCATATTGGATCAATCCATCAGACTTAAATCCCATCGAGAATTTGAATCGGAGTGTTTATGCTAGAAACTATCAGGCTTGATTGCAGGGTTGAAAAAAAGTCCACGGATCACAAAATCGTGAAAGTGGCAGACAATTTGCCGCCATACGTGCATTGTGTGGAATGTATGTCATGTGGCGTACTAGGCATCCAATCATTCCAGGTGCAAGATGCCAATCTATGAATTCAAATGCCCAGTGTGCAGCAATGTCAGCCCAGTAAAAGCCGATTTCGATGCTGAAATCACACCACCTGGATGCCCATATTGCATGATCACAATGGAAAGGGTATGGACATCAAACCCAATCCATTTCAAGGGTAAGGGATGGGGTCATCAATGAAGGTTGTGGATAACTTGTGGACGACACGCCGAAGCCCCGTTCAACTTATCCACATATTTGCAATGTATTTGACACGTTCGATACGCTGGATTCGCTTAAAGCGAGCCGCTGAGGCGGATTGCTCGCTTAGGCGTATTCGGCTATTGCCACAGTTATGCCTATTTATAGGCTCGATCTCAATACAGATGCAACCCGTTCATGCAGTAACACCACATGAAGTGAATCAATATAAGTTATATGCACATTCAAGGGTGATTGATGCCAAACAATATCGATGTCTCGAATTGTTATGGACGAAGGAAAGTAACTGGAATCCAAAGGCTCGCAACGGCAGCCATTATGGGATACCTCAGATGCGAAACATCAAGGTGAGATCACTTGATCCATATACTCAGATTGATTGGGGTATCAGGTATTTGCATCATAGGTATGATGGCGATGTATGCAAGGCATTGGCGTTCAGTAAGAAACACGGGTACACATGAGCAAGGCATGGCAAGCATCAGACCGAAAGGGATGGCGTCGCATACGCGAGCGCATCCTGGCAAGGGATGGTCATTGCTGCCAGTCATGTGGTGAGACTGAAGGCAAGATGCACATCGATCATATTGTGCCAAAGCGATTGGGTGGCAGTGATCTAGAGGAAAATTTGCAGGTTATGTGTCAATTCTGCAATTTACGCAAGGGTGGTCGTTTTTTTGAACAGGCTTTGACAC